ACGATCAGCGTCATTGCTATGGCCAGTAGACCTAAGTTTTTCAATTTCATTTATAAGTTGAGCTTCAGTATTTCTATGCTCTCTATGTAAATCATAGTAGAACTTTTTGTTTTTTAGAGTCAAGAACAACTCTAAAGACTTAATAAGAGATTTAATTAGACTTAACACTTGATCTTTTCCTGCATGAGAAAACTTCTTTTTCCTCTCCATTTTCACGAACTTCTTTCACTGAGCCTTGAACAGACTTAGCGCAATCAATTGCCCAATCAAGGGCACCATCTAGTTGATTACTGTAACAATGATGATACTGACCTTTTTGGTTGTATACTCTATATGAAACACAATTCATTTATTTATGAGGCTGGAATTCTAATGCTATTTTACCTGCGGTTGTTTTGTCATCTGACAGGAATCCGTGGATTAAAACACGATCAGTCAGAAAGTCAACACTTTTTTCATCTAAAAGGTATTTTTTGTCATCAAAAAATAATTCTCTTACTACTGTTCTCGGGCCTTTTCTTACAACGCCCATCTCGGATGTCTTACCCATCAAGTGCTCTGTCGCTTTATTAGCACCTACTACCTTAAATATTACACTCATATGATTTGACTTACTCCAAACTATTGTTTTTTTATCGTCTGTTAAGATAATAGCTCTTTTATCGTATCTGTCAACCCATTTTATATATGATTTTACTTTAAATGTTCTCCTGACTTGACTTTTTAAGTAATTTTTATTAAATTTAACTAATGCATCATCAAAAATAGCATGTGCGGCACTAATTAATTTAGGACTGGTAAAGTTTTTTCTGACACCAAAAATAAAATTTACGTCAAGACAATTGTTTTCCTCCTCCAAAAACACAAATCCCATAACTTTCCCATTTGATTCTGCCTTATATACTATTTTAGTAGAGTAAAAATTAAAACTACTTTTAATTTTTTTATCTCTTAATTGACGAGATGGCAAGGAACAGAAATCGTATGGCTTAGATCTTATACAAAAATCATAGAAAAAAGGCCAAACTTTACTGGTGTCCTTTAAATGTGTAATTTTCATTTCTTTATTATATTATACAATAATAAAGTGTAATTCAATGTATGGCGGGAGAAGGTAAAAATAAAGTAGCTACTAGTCTATTAGACTTGCAACCTACTGCTGTTTTAGAGCTTTTTAAAATTTTTCCCGACAGAATTAATAAACCTACATTGTTCTTAGGTTTTCATGGCGGCACTTTATACGATAAGTCTTTAGTTTGGCAAGGAGTCCAGTATTTACCACTAGCTATAGAAACCGATGGTTTTGATATTTTGGCTGATGGTCAATTAGCCAGACCTAAAATAAAAGTATCAAACAAAGGCAATATAGTAACTAATTTCCTGCAAAACTATAAAGATTTTGTCAATGCTAAAGTAATAAGGAAAAGGGTTTCTGTTAAATTTTTAGATGACGCAAATTTCGACGGAGGAAATCCTTTTGGTGTCGCTGATGCAAAAGCAGAATTAACAAATCAAGAATGGATTGTAGGACGAAAATTAGCAGAATCTAAATTATTTGCAGAGTTTGAATTGAACTCTCCATTAGATCTAGAGAGCTTTAATGTTAATTCTAGAGGTGTAGTATCTAAATTTTGCTATTGGCAATATAGAGGAGAAGGATGCAGATATCAAGGACAACCAATAGAGAGAGAAGATGGCTTGAGTTTTCAAGATATCGATGGTAACCCCATAGTGCCAAAATATAGTCCACCTTTAAATCCTGATACATCTGGTCCATCGTCTGATGTAAATTTTTTTTATGACCCCGCTGCTGAGTGGAGCAATTCAAATACGTATGTGGCTGGAGATACAGTTTATGTTAAAAGCCCATCTATTATTATCGGGGGGCAAGCCTTAAAAACAGTTTACGTTTGTGTTAGTGGTAACTCAGCTCAAGTTCCAGAGGGTAATCCTAGTTTTTGGCAAAAAGACGGATGCACAAAAAGATTTAGTGCATGTCAAAAAAGATTTAATGATAAACCTAATTTAGATTTTATTTCTGATGCTGGAATAGAATCAGGTTTTAATTCTATAACTATAACTGGGTCGCGTAGTAATCAAAACCCGAATAAACCTTTTATGGACCCAAATGACCCTCTAATAGAGAGTCAGGGGGTATTTAATCAGCCATTCCCTTTAAATTCAGGTGTATTTCATAGCACTAGAAGTGAATTAACTGGTATTATGACTGGTGAATTCTGTGTTATTGGTTGGTCGCACATAAATGCAAATAGCCCAATTGATGCAGGTATTTTTAGCACAGCATCTAGAGATGATGCAAATTTCCCACTTACTAGATTTATTAACATAGGAGGAGCTAATAACGCAAGGGCTTTAAGAGATACAGCTTATAGAAAAGTAAAAGTATCTTTTTTAAATGATTCAGATCCACTGACCCCAGTTCAAGTTGAATTACATGATGTTCAAAGAGGTGCTGGATGGTGGAGAAACCCTAGAGAATATCACCAATATATTATTACTCATGAAACAGGAGTCCAATCATTGAAAGAAGCAGTCGAAGATAACGGAGCTGATATAGGCACAGCACTGAGAGATATAGATACAAGCTTAAATGTAAGAGTAGATGGGGAGACAGTCGTAGCACAAGATTTAATTAATGGTAATTTTGCTAATATAAGCGCAAGAGAAGCATTTAGGGACGCTGAAGATAACCCCGCCCCTCTGTTCCCTCAGACTTTCATGCTAGGTGGTATAGTAAAAAGATATGGAGCAGCAGGGTTTGAAACTGGTGGCGCACCTTTTACCTCTAGTATGAATGGAAGGTTAGGCCCGTGGGCTATCTGGAGTAGGAAGCTAACCGAAACTGAATTAGAATATTTATATAAACCTGTTACAGCTCCTAACGGTATAGATCCACAAATACCCTTTGTTCCACGCCCATATTATGAATGCACTGGAGATTATGCAGCTATAACTGGAGATCGTTTAGTAGCATGGTGGGATGGGACTACAGGCATAATTCCGACCACAACTGAGACGGGTATGTTAGATATACATACTGTAGGGCCTTACCACTTAACAGGTAGTGGATCATTTATTGGTAGTGATGAAAGTTACATAGAAGCTACTGTAACAAAACTTAACAATGAAACGCCTCCACACCCTCGGTTTGGTGGTTTTCCAGGAACTGATGGATTTAGTTATGAGCGAAACTCTAGTATATACTAAAACAGCTAAACAAGCTTTAGATAAAATCAAAGATATCTCTCACAAAAACTTTACAATAGAGGTTTGTGGGTTTTTAGGTTATGACTCTAACAAAAAAGAATATGTTGTAAAACTAGAGCGTAATGTATCGGATAAGCCGAAAGATCATTTTATGATAAATCCCCTAAATTATTTAATTTTTAAAGAGGATTACGAAATGATCGCTGTTTTTCATAGTCACATTAATGGAGACGAAAAAGAATCAGAGTTTGATGTAACTATGGCAGAGAATTGTTGTCAGGCTTTTTTAATATACAGCCTTAACACAAAAAAAATAAACATTTACACACCCAAAAACTTAGAGGGGAATGTAAATAAGCTAGAGAGGGTTAAGGCTATCAAATGACAATAGTAAAATTACATGGTATTTTAGGTAAGGAGTATGGTCATACTTTCAAACTTAATATAGGGAATCCAAAACATATATTACAAGCTATTGATTGTAATAGAAAGGGTTTCATGAAAAGGTTGGTAGATTTACAATCTAATGGCCAAGGCTATGAGATAATAGTAAATAAAAAAAGAACATCTGAACCTTCTGAAATAGAACTCCACAAAAAGCCAGAACGAATTGACTTGGTTCCAGTTATAGTAGGTTCTAGTGGTCTTGAGCTAGTTCTAATTGAGAAGTTATTTTTTGCTATAGTTTTTGCAACTATTTCATATGCGTTGACTCCCAAACCAGAAGTTGACGCTTTAGAGATACAAGCAGGAGCTAATACTCAATCTTTAATATTTAGTAACCGAGTAAACGTGGCTAGCCAAGGTTCTCCAGTCCCAATAGGATATGGTCGTTTAAAAGTAGGAACACAGGTTATACAAGCAACAATAAAATCTTTCCCTCAATCAACAGATCCTAATTCGATACTAGTTAATAAAAACTATCAGGGAGAGGTTTCAATAAATACAAATCGGATTCAAGATAGTAGACCTAGATTTATAGAATGAAACATATTCTTAAAAAAATAAGTATAGCTGGTGCTGGAAGAGGTGGGAATCAACCCAAACCCCCAGTCTATAAACCACCCATACTAGGTGAGCTTCAATATGGAGCTTCTCATAGCTTTGCAGAAACAATAGATTTGATTAGTGATGGTCCGATTGAAGGTATAGTAGATCCTGATGGTAGAGTTTTAGATGGCATAAGACTATTACAAGGTATTTATTTAGATGATACTCCTGCTGCAATTAGTAATAGACCATCTGCTAACGAACAAATAACTGAAGTAGAAATTGAAGCAGCTCAAGAACTTAATGCTCAGTTAAATAATGGCTCGACCGCAGCTGTAACTAATATAAAAAGATTCTTTAGAGAGTTGGGTGAGTCAGATCAAAGATCTGATAGCGCGTTGATATCAAATCTACAAGCTGATCCTGATGTAACTCCTCCGAACTTTGAATCTTATGCTTGGCCTGATTGTTCACTATATTACAGGTTAGAATCTAAAACTATAGATGCAAATTATGATGCCGATGAGGATGTAGCCTTTGTAGAGAAGAAAAATAAAGAGGGTTTCGGATTGAGAGCTTTTATTAAAGATGAGGAAGATAGTAAAACATTTAACACTTTTTATAATGAGGAGCGTTTCACTAGTTTGAGTCGGACGAATTCTAGGTTTAGCTATACCGATAGATTCCCATATGATCATGGCAGCGTTTACTGGATGGATAATACTAACGAAGCAAATTCAAAATTAATGCTATCGTTATATAGCAATTTACAATTAAACTTTTACAGCAGAGGGAATGAAACTCGATTAGACGTTAATGCAACTGCAATTGGAACTCCTTGGGCTACACGCGAAGTTACACCTAATCCAAATAATCCATTTAATGTGCAAAATAGACGAGATGATTGGGGTTCTATTCAAGCATCTTTCGGATCTTATTTTAGAGATGGTATAAAAAAAGTATACGATTTCATCAATACTGATGAATGCTTACAACCAATACTTGATTTTGTAGAAACAAATAGAAACGAGGATGGTAATAAAGCACAACTTGCATTAGCTGAAGCAGCATTGTCTTCTTTTCTTTTAGAATCTCCTAATGCTACATTTAGAGATGGTTTTTTTGCGACACTATCAGATTCTTACAGTGATGAAGAGAAGCCATGTCTGATCGCAGCTGCTAAGGTAAAGGAAGAATCAAACGCAGAGTTAAATGGATTAAATATTTCTGTGGGGCAAGATGAGGATGGAAATTTAATTTTAGAAAACATGATAACTAGACCATTTGGAACTGCAAATGGTTACTCTGTGCAAACAAAATTAGAGCAAAGAGGTGTTAAAGTTTACGATGTAACTTGCCCTACTATAGACGAAGAAGGGACGCTGACTGGTGACATTCATGGATTTATAATATTTAAAATACCATTAGAAATACAAACTAATCAAGATAATTTATTAGAAATACTTCAAAGTCTTCGTGTTTCAGAATCAGATATAAGAGGTGGGCTTGGTCTAAATCGAGATGAAAGTTTAAATAGAGTCTCAACTGATTATCAAAACAAAGGATATACCTATTCTGTCAATAAAGAAATTTACACTCTATTAAAAGATATAGAATCTTTCAGATATAGCAAAACTACAATACCTAGATCTTTACTGAACCAGTATAGTTTTAGTGATTTAAAATTTAATTTTTCGAACGTATTAGCTGAGTTTAGAGAGGGGTCAGAGTATCAAGATCCATTAAGTTACTTTAAAAGTATTTTTATTGACCACGTTTATCAAAGAGAATTATTTGGCCCTTTTAATGCTGATAGAGTTGCCACTGGCCCTGAAACATCTAATGGTAAAGATGTAAAAAAATCTCAAACGAATGCACCACAAAGGTTAGCGCAAAACACAGATCTATTAACAAGATCAGAGGTGTTAGATAAAGCGACAGCTGATAACTATAATTTATCAGTAGACGAAGATGGATTGCCCATAGAAGAGGGCAGCGACGATAAAAGAAAAACAGGCAACAGTGAAAGTGGCTTAGTCTCTAAAAACTATTCAGATTGGGCTAAGAGACAACTAACAAACTGGAACGAAGATGCTGTATCAGTTATACATACTGTTTATAATCCAAACGTCACTAGAGCTTTCATATCTCTAAATATTTCAGACCTCAGTGATACTCTTAGTTTCCCAGAGTTAACACCAACAGCTGGACTTGAAGGAGAAAAAATGGAGATAGCAGCTAAGTTTCCTGCTGTGCTAAATATAAGGGTAGAAACAGGTAGTCTTGGAATAAATGAGGAGGGAGATTCAGGTATAGAACAACCCTATAGAACTTATAACTACAGGATTGTAGCTTTAATACAAGGTAGCACAATAGTTGACATTGGTAACCCTGATTTTGAACCAGAAGAATCTAGACAATTTGTTGTTTCATTAGATGGTCAAGATGAAAAATTAAACGCTGGGTTCAAACTCCCACCCACAATTACTACTAAACAAGCCATCTTAAGCGCTGATGGCGAAACAGGATTAGAGGTAGGCACAATTGATGAAGATAGTAGTATAAAAAGATACGTAAAAGTTACAAAATTATCTTTTGAAACAAACTCTGTTTTGATTAATAAAATAGTCACATTAGATAAAGTCACAGAGATTATTGATGTGCCCTTGCCATACCCGTTTTCAGCAATAATTGGGACCAAATTAGACTCTAGATCTTTTAATTCGATACCAACAAGATCATATGATTGTAAACTGAAAAAAGTTAAAATACCCAGCAACTACAGTCCAGTTTTACCAAATGGTAAAGATAAAAGATACTATAATAATCAAGCAGAATTTAACTCTACAAGTAAAAAAGATAAATTAGTATATGATGGTGATTGGGATGGATCTTTCAAACAAGGTTTGCATTGGACAGACAACCCTGCTTGGATTTTGTATGATCTGCTGACAAATAGCAGATATGGCATGGGAACACACATAGATCCAGATAATATAAATATTTGGGAACTATATAATATCGGAAGGTTTTGTGACGCTGTTGATGAACTTGGTTTCTTTGAGGGGGTAACGGATGGAAGAGGTGGTAAAGAGCCAAGGTTTTCCTGTAATATAGTATTTGATCAAGGACAAAAAATATTTGATGCTATAAATATAATAGCATCTTTATTTAGAGGGCGCGTGTTTTTTAACGACACAACTATTAGTTTTGTAGATGATAGACCCCGAGATCCTGTGAACTTATTTACTAATGAAACTGTAAAAGATGGATTGTTTTTCTACTCAAACAATAGAAGAGATGAACAGTTCAATACTATTGAAGTCGCTTACAATGATAGGTTTGATAACTTTGTGCCTAAAATAGAAGTTGTAGAGGACGAGGACAATATTAAAGAGAAGGGCGTCTTTAAGAAAAAAATAGAAGGCATAGGCATTACTTCTAGAGCTATGGCTCGCCGTGTAGCTCAACACCAAATTTTTTCTAAAATAAAAGAAAACCAACAGGTCGCGTTTACAGCTGGTTTAGAAAGTCTTTTATGCAAACCTGGAGATCTTGTTATCATTGAAGATGATTTAAAAACAAATACAACAAATTATGGTAAGATATTAGACATAAACTTAGATGATGAAACCATAAGGGTTAGTAATACTTTTGTCAGTAGTGATATGGATAAAGTGTTAACTGTTTATAACCCAACAGGTGAAGATACTGCTTTAGACATACAAACAGGTTTCGCTGTAAAAAATAGGACTCGTTATTCACAATTAGAGGTCACTGGATCTACTCCAGCATTGCTAGCTAAGTATACTGGCACTTATACATTCTCTGGATACACTGAAGGATACGCTGGAGCCACAGGTGCTATTGATGATCCTCGTTTCGAGCAATATGCGTTTTACACAGGGCTACCAGACAGCGGGACTGTTCTATATTTTGAAACTGGAGTAACTGGATGGGTTTTTGCATCTGGCACTGGAGTGGGTAATAAAAGCGCTTTTGATTTATTTTCTGGAGATTTAATATCAGAACTAACTGGTGACCATACGTTAGCCGCTGTTGGGACTGGTAAGTTTGCTGAAATGGATATGGTGGGAGACAAAAGATCTTCGACTACATTTGGATTTAGTGGATTTAATTCTGACGCTTACATCGGACCAACAAAAGGAGCTTTAGAGACAGATTTGAAAAATCTAAACCCTGATCAATTACAAGTCCTAAATGTAACAAGTATTTTTAGCACACCCGCAGAATTAGATGCTAAAAATTTAAATAATTATGGGAGCTTACTCTCTGGTTTCGATAAGCCAGAAATCCTTAAAAATTTAAAACTTGGTAGCCCCGCTAGATTACAAATAAAAAGTGCAGATCCATTTATTTACAAAGTTATTTCCATGCAAGAGGAAAATGTAAATGAATATTTAGTAACTGCTACAAAATACGACACAGGTAAATTTAATCTTATAGAAAAAAATATCAGTATAGAGCCAGCAGCAAATACTTTTAGTTACGAAACTACTCAAACTGTAAATGGAATAACTTATGAAACATTAGACGCTCCAGTATTAGATACTGTAACTACTGGCATTCCTAATGTCGCTAATCAAACATTTGCTATAACTGGTCGATGGACTCAAGTAACTAATGCCTCTGGTTATAATGTCAGATTAAATATGCCTAATGGTAATTTTATCTCTGCTAATACTCAAGCGACAGGATTACAATTTTCTGGACTATCTCAGGTAGGACCATTCAGATATAGTGTAAATGCTTTAGGGAATAAGGGCAATTCAAATTTAACAACTGCATATTTTGATTCTGATTATGACTCTTCAGGTATTTTTGTTGTTTACGATGACGCTCTAGTTAACAGTGTATCATTTGTGCAAAGTCTTAGTATAATATAATGAGCCAGCCATCATACGAAATTTTAAGGGTTAC